ACTGTGTACCCGTAACACTTCTTTTAAGGCGCTTCTTCCTTGGAGTCTTCCAAAAGTAACCATCTGACTTACGTTGTCGTGACCGTACTTAGATTTTATGTAGTCTATGACCGCATCTCTTTTGGTCGCCGGAACATCGATGTCGATATCTGGTAAAGATATACGGTCATCTGTATTTCTACCTGCGTTATAAAATCTCTCAAAGATTAATCCATACTCTATGGGGTCTACTTGAGTAATTCCAATTAGATAAGAAACCAAACATCCAGCAGCCGAGCCTCTACCCGGTCCCGGCAACCAGTCTTGAGTTTTGACGTAGGATACGATGTCTCTGACTATGAGAAAATATCCCGAAAGATTGGCTTCTTTGATAACCTCTAATTCTTTCTTGATTCTTTCTACATATAAAGTTTCATTTTCCTGTGTTGAAACCTTACCTAATCGTTTTAGCCTAGTTCTCCATCCTTGTCTGCATAATTCTCGAAGATATCCTTCTTCTGTCATATTGTCTGGACAAGAGAACTTCGGAAGATTGGGGGTTCCTAATATATCATACCCCTCACAAGCATCCGCAATCTTAGAAGTATTGAGGATTTCTTCTTCAGTGTGGATTTCCTTCATCTCTTCTAAAGACGGTATGTGAAAATTATTTGAACGAAAGAAGCCGCTTAGGCCAACATCGTCTCCTGCTCGCAATTTCTCTTCAACTTTTCTAAGCGTTGTTTTCATAGCGGAACAGAGTAGTATCCGTTGGTCCGCTGCGTCTTCTTTTCTTGGATAATGCGAATCTGCGGTCGCTACGGGAGGAATCCCTGTTTCCTTCGATACTTGTCGTAGACACTCTCCGACTAATTTCGACGCGGGAGAATTCTCTTGGTCTATCAATTGAATCTCAATGAAGAAATTGCCCTTGCGGAAAATCTTTTCATATCTTTTGGCCAGATTCGCGGCCTGTTTGTTCCAGTCTGGCTTCAATAATGATTGAGCCTCTTCATACGTATCGCAGTTATACGCCCTCTTCCAATCGATAAACAGAACATTAGCAAGGTCGCTGCCGAGATGACCGCTGAATGATATTAGATTCTTATTAATATTATATTCTTCAAGTATGTCTAGGTCGATTCTAGGCTTAAAGTAAAACACGTCATCCTTGTTACTTCTAGAAACAAGCTCAATCAGGTCGTCCCACCCCTGCTTATTCTTAGCCAGAACTACTAGATGACTTAGGGTTCTGTTTGTTTTCTCTTTTATGGTGGCCTCTTGCTGAGACAAGTAGAACTCGCATCCGAGAATCGGTTTGATGTCCTTGTCTCGCATCGCTCTGACGAACGAGACTGCCCCTGAAATCGTCCCGTGGTCAGTTACGGCGCATGCATCGTACCCTAACTCCTTGCAGCGTTCTGCGACCTGTGAGGGCTTCGAGAGGCCATCTAGGAGGCTATAGTGCGTGTGTAGATGAAGGGGTGAAAATTTAACCGGGTGCATCGTAATATCCAATACTAAAGCCCTCTTTAGTGCAATCAGCAACAGTTTTATTTATACCGTCTTCTTTAAGCTTATCATGAATATGCTGACAAATATTCTTATCTGTCCCCTCCCAGTTGTTCTTGTAGTAGTCACAAAGCTTTGTGCATTTCCAATGTTTCTGCCCCGCTGAAAGCATTTTGGGCATATCCGTATCTTGTATCTGTAGGAAGCGCTTTTTTAGCATTCCCATAAACTTTTCTTGGTCGCGCTGGTCAAAGCACAGAGAGAAAGGCCCGCCATCCTTAATATAAAAGATGGTCATTATAGCCTGTTGGTATTCTGGAAACAACTTAGATATTGCGTAGTTGTATAGCAGGAGTTGAGGGTCTTGCTCAAGCTTCTCATAGGTCTTCTCTTGACCTGTCGCCCAATCGAGCCTCCTGCCAGTTTTCCAGTCCACCACCTCGATTATGCCCTCATCAACCTCTGTCACAAGGTCGATTGTGCCCTTGATGGCTAGTCGTCCTTTAAGGGTCGAGCCATCCGGCATCTCGTATTCGTACTCGGCCCAATCTTCTTCGATGGCAATATCGAAGTGCGGCTCGGTTGCAACTATATTTCGTAGGCGCGGGTCAAATTGACCATTATTGTATTCAAGCGCCATCCACGACCATTTGCGACAGTCGTTCTTTTCTTTCTTGGTATAGCTGTGAATACAGTTAGAGGTGTAGTGTTCAAAACTCTTGTCAACAAGGTCGTCAACAAACTTACTTGAATCTAGAATGCTTCTCGTAAAATTGACTGTCCCAATGGCGTCATCTTTTATGCTCATCAAGTTGGAGTTAGGGCTTGACTGCAACTTCTTTTTACAAGCAGCTAGGCACTCCATTACCTTGTGTACGATGGTCCCCATCTGTGCTTTCTTCCCAGATGTTGTGGGATGACCAAGCACATAGCTTATGAAATACTGCTGTTGACAGTAATCATAATTATTATATGAGGAACTTCTTATGTAAGTTACGAGCATTCAGACCATCCCAAGGCATCAGCGATAACCGGTAAGTGTTGTGAAAAGATGCCCTTGATTTCATTTGCAATGTCGCGATGCTCTTTCTGTGTCGATTCATGTGTTCTTAACTCTATGTAGTGAATCCAGCTTCTGATTGTGCCATTCATGTACATTCTAGTTTGTGTGTTTAGGGGCAACAAAAATCTAGCGCTTTCTTTTGCTATCCCTCGGCTTAGGGCTTCTTTATACTGCGAATAACTTCTTCTATTCTGTTCGCTAAGAACATTTTTAAACCACTCTTTGTCGTGCTTGTGTAAATCGTCTAATGAATTCTGTCTATTTTTTTTGTCTTGTCTTCTTGGTTTTACTTCCTCAAAGCCTTGAGCCTCTGCGTATCTCTGGCTGAATTCTTGAAAAGAAAAACTTCTATGCCTGAGTATCTGTGCGGCTATGCCTCTGCTGGTTTCAATTTCCACAACCATATTGGCCATTTCAAAAATAGACCAATGCCCGTGCTTGATGCAAAATCTTAAGAGGCCAGCAACGTCTGGGTTGTCCTGATTTTTTGGATTGCTTACCCTAGCACAGTACCCTATAGTTTTTTCTGCATTGCAAGTTAGAGAAATTAGTTTTGTGTTCATACCGATTCCACCCATCCCCAGTCAAGCATGGCGGCAAGAAGCTCTTCGTTCTGCTCTTTAATTGTCATTTTTGTGTTATCAATCACCACGTCAAATTTGCCGTAGTTTTTCAGCGCCACTTCGCTTTGATGACTGTCCTCGTAAAGCTCTCTCGTAAGTCTAACGACCTTTCCTCCACGAGACTGAATCGCTTCCGCCTCGTTGGGAAATCTACAATCCGCAATGACTGCCATTTTGCTCTGTTCTGCCTCCATTTGGTTTAGGCAAAACGAAGTCCAGATATCCGGCTTAAGGGTTCTGCAAACATTGGTTCCAAAATACTGTAGGAATTCTCTCGCCATGAAGCAGACTGTTCCATTCGGTTTTCTGACCGTGGTGTAGGTATTTTTTTCCTCTTCGGTCCCGTAGCACTGTTCGTAAGTTAGACCGAAAAGCTCTATGGCAACAGACTTCAACGAGTCAGCAAAATTGTATGCTTTGATGTGCGGCCATATGTGCGTTGAAGCATACTCTATGAATTGGTAGTCACTCCTAAAAATATCAAAAATACCCATCCCTGTGGTCTTGCTGCCGTCTGCTTCTGTAAACGATGCATTAACAAGGAGGTTGCCCTGCTCTGTAATCTCAAACTGCTCTATGACATCATTTCTTTTCATCTCATAGCCATATAGAAACTTAGCACAAGTGGTCTTGCCGCTTTGTTTTGCGCCAGAAATTGCTAGTATTCTTTGTGTCATTATATCATGCTCGCTATTTGTGGTTTTAGATGGTGTTCTATTTCAGAAACCGACATATCGCCCACGTCTTTTTTCATCAGGGTGGGAAAATGTAGATTGAAAAGGCGTCCGCACTTCTCCTTGATTGAGCTTGCGGCTTTTCTGCCAGCCTCGTCGTTATCTGTAAGCACGACGATATTTAGGGCGCCTGACTTCTCTATACTAATTTGCTGATAATCAGTCAAGTGACATCCGAATATTCCGACAACATTTCTTACGCCAGCTTCCCAGAGTCTCCAAACATCACCCTGCCCTTCAACTAAAATTATAGTTTCTGTTGCTGACACTCTTTCTTTGGCTGCCCAGTAGTTATAAAGATGAGCGCCAGAATTAAATCCCTTACTATTTATCCATTTTTGGGTGCTTGGATTTTCTTCCAGACTACGCCCAACACAACCCACCATGTACTGATGTGAGTCATCGTATACTGGAACTACAATTCTATTGTACATAAGCTTATTTGAGTTAACACAAATTCCAACATCAAAAGCGTCAAGAGTTTTTTCAAGGTAGCCTCTCTTTAGATAAAAATCGACCGGCCTCTGCAACCCCTGCCTGACCATTTCTCTGGGCACGCCTTTCGGGGCGGGTTTAGATTCCTTCAACAAGTTGCTTGCGCACGCTATGAAGGAGGACTTCTCCATATGCTCCACATCAATTTTCATGTCGTCCAAACCCAAATCAATAAACTCACAAGCAAAATTAACCACCTCTACAAAACCAACCTCTCTGTCCTCTCTTTGGCTCATTACCCCTCGAATAAATCCAAGCATTGTGTTGACATATTCTTTTTCGCAATGGTTCGTCCAGCAATACCAGTTGCCAACTACATTATCTCCCGAAGTGAAAATGGTTAATGCGTCAGCCTTGTCCCCACCATGAATAGGACATGCTGCTGATATTCGATTGTCGTACTGGTCATATTCAATACCAAAGAAATCCAAGATATCCTCTATTCTCTCAGATAGCTTCTGACAGAGGATATCTATCTTCGGTTTGGATAGGTCAGCTTTAACTTTCAAAGGGTACTTCTTCATTATCATCTATTTCTTCTACAACAAACCCTTCATCTTTTTGGGTTCTTCCGCCCCTCTTAATTTCATTTCTGGTGACTTTTTCTGTTATCTTGGCAAGACCACCCTCCATCGACATATTGATATAGTCACCATCATCCAGTGCCGGGCCATGTCTAGCAACAATCGGAACGAGCTTTTTGTTGCCAACCTCTGGGCCGTCTTCAGCTATTTCTTCATCGCTTTTATTCTTGAAAATCGAAAAACTAGTACATAACCATATGAGCCTGTCAGAGCCGCTGACTACATCTGTAGATTCTCTAGTTATTCCATCTCTATTTAACTGAACAAAGCTTAGGCAGGGGCAGTCATACTCGACACAAAAATTATGCAGCGACGTAATCTGAAACCCTAGTGCTTG